GTTTCCGAGTCCATCGAAGCAGGCAGAAAAAAGTTTTTGAAAATTTTCCGCCAGACACCCTGACAAATCCCCGATTTTTCTGGGTACACCGGAAGGCAACAAAATATAAGCCCTCCGGAAAGGACGGTAACCCCGTATGAGACACAACTTGAATATCCGTGTTTCAGACAAGCCCAGAAACGGCGGCGTAGTTGCTTGCAGAACGGTCAGCATCCGCGAGAAACTCTTCACCTTGCTTCTGGGTCCCAAGCAGAAGGTCATGGTCGTGGTTCCCGGCAACTCGGTCGAGTCCATTGCCATCACCGAAGTTCCGATGGGAGGTGGCACACATGAGTAAGGTCAAGCTCCTGCTCGATGTGGTCGAGGATCTTCGCTCACTGGCGGACAGCGTTCAGGCTGTGGCAGATGCCATGCTGCAGAATGAGCCGACTGTCGATGCAGAGCCGAAGACGCCTGCACCTGCTCCCCAAAAGGAGCTAACGCTGGAAGAAGTCCGAGCAGTCCTCGGTGAAAAGAGCCGAGCCGGATTCACGACCGAGATTCAGGCGCTCCTTAAAAAGTACGGTGCTCCGAAGCTCTCCGGCATCGACCCCAAGCACTACGAGGTACTGCTCAAGGATGTGGAGGTGCTGAAAGATGCCCCCTAATCGTCACGCAGTCCTCTCGGCCTCTTCCTCCCACCGCTGGCTCCACTGCAATCCATCCGCAAGGTTGGAATTGGAGTTTGAGGACAGAGAAACGGAAGCCGCAGCCGAAGGCACCGCCGCTCATGCGCTGGCGGAACACAAGCTCCGCAAGGCGCTGAAGATGCGCTCCACCCGCCCGGTCAGCAAGTACGACTCCGACGAGATGGAGATGTACACGGACAGTTACCTGGAGTTCGTTCTGGAAGCCATTGAGGAAGCCCGGCAGGACTGCCCGGACCCCAAGGTGCTCATTGAGCAGCGGCTCGACTTCTCCTGCTATGTGCCGGATGGCTTCGGCACCGGCGACTGCCTTATCGTGGCGGACAAACTCCTCCACATTATCGATCTGAAGTACGGCCAGGGCGTGTTGGTGAATGCCGAAGAGAATCCTCAGACGATGTTGTACGCCCTCGGTGCGCTCCGCATCTTCGATTGTCTTTACGACATTGAGACAGTTTCTATGACCATCTACCAGCCGCGCCGAGAGAATGTCAGCACCTGGGTCATTTCCGTTGCCGAGCTTCGGGATTGGGCGGAAAAGACACTGAAACCCAAGGCCGAGCTTGCCTTCAAAGGCGAAGGTGAATACTGCCCCGGAAGCTGGTGCCAATTCTGCAAGGCGGCGGTCAAGTGCCGAGCCAGAGCCGATGCCAAGCTCCAACTTGCCAAATACGAGTTTGCCCAGCCGCCTCTGCTTTCCGATGCGGAGATCGGCGACATTCTCGGTAAGCTGGATGACCTCACTAAATGGGCAAATGAACTCATGGCCTACGCCCAGGAAGCAGCGGTCAACCACGGAAAACAGTGGCCCGGCTACAAGCTGGTGGAGAGCCGCACCAATCGCAAGTACACCGACGAGGATGCCGTTGTCGCTGCTGCCCGTGCGGCCGGGTATACCGACATCTTCAAGAAGTCCCTCATTCCCATCACCGAGATGGAGAAGCTCATGGGCAAAAAGACCTTTGCCGAGGTGCTCGGCGGTCTGGTCGTCAAACCCAAAGGAAAGCCGACGCTCGTTCCCGCATCCGACCGGCGTCCGGCTATTACGACCACGGGTGCAAAACAAGACTTTACCGACTATAAAGGAGAACTGTAATTATGGCTAACAAGATGAATTCGACCAAAGTTGTGACCGGCGTTGTCCGCCTGTCCTACGCAAACGTGTGGGAGCCTGTCTCTATTAATGGCAGCAACCCCAAGTATTCCGTGTCACTCATTATTCCGAAATCCGATAAGCAGACCCTCGACGCCATCAACGCCGCCGTGGACGCTGCCATCAAGGAGGGCGTCGCCAAGTTCGGCGGGAAGATCCCCAACAAGGCGGCTCTGAAGCTCCCGCTCCGTGACGGCGATACCGAGCGTGACGATGAAGCCTACAAGAACAGCTTCTTCGTAAACGCCAACAGCACCACCGCTCCCCAGATCGTGGACCGCAGCGTCCAGCCGATCCTTGATCGCTCCGAGGTGTATTCCGGCTGCTACGCCAGAGTGTCCGTCAACTTCTACGCCTTCAATTCCAACGGTAACCGCGGCATCGCCTGTGGTCTTGGCAACATCCAGAAGGTTCGTGACGGTGAGCCTCTCGGCGGCAAGTCCTCTGCGGCTGACGATTTCGCCACCGACCTGGACGACGACTTCCTGTCCTGAGAAAGGAGTGCAACACAATGGAACTGATTCAGAACATCCTGGTAACCGTCCTCCTTGGCATCTGGGCCTGCCTCAGCATCGGCTTCTTCGTTTGGTTGGTGCAGGGCATCAGCAATGACCACAAGCGTGAAAAGCGCGAGAAGGAACAGGCTTCCCGTGACCTGAAATACCACGAGAAGCGCATGAAGGAATTGAAGTAACCCCAGACGGCTCTGTGGGTGGCAGAAATTGACCTCTGCCACCCGTATTCCGTAGGAAGGAATGCGTATGAAAACACTTAGCATCGATATTGAGACCTTCTCCTCCGAGAACCTCACCAAATGCGGCGTGTACCGCTATGCCGAAGCCCCGGATTTCGAGGTACTGCTTTTCGGCTACTCAGCAGACGGTGCTCCGGTGAAGGTCGTGGATCTGGCTGCCGGAGAAAAGATTCCTGCTGATGTCCGCTCTGCGCTGACCGACCCTGCCGTGACCAAATGGGCATTCAATGCACAATTCGAGCGCGTGTGTCTGTCCCGCTATCTTGGATACCCAACCGGACAATATCTCAACCCGTCCTCCTGGCACTGCACGATGGTCTGGGCGGCGACCCTTGGACTGCCGCTTTCGCTGGAAGGCGTCGGTGCCGTGCTGGGTCTGGAAAAGCAGAAGCTCAAAGAAGGCAAAGACCTCATCCGGTATTTCTGCACTCCGGCAAAAGCAAGAGACGGTTCGCCCATTCGACATTATCCGACAGATGCGCTGGAGAAATGGTCGCTTTTCAAAGCCTACAACCTTCGGGATGTGGAAACGGAAATGTCCATTCAGCAGAAGCTCTCCAAGTTCCCGGTCACGGAGTCGGAGTGGCGTAACTACACCCTCGACCAGCAGATCAACGACCGGGGCATCATGCTCGACCGCACCCTCGTCACCCAGGCGATTCGCTGTGATGAACGCTTCAAGCGGACGCACATGGAGCAGGCTCGCTCCGTCACCGGCTTGGATAACCCCAACAGTCCGGTGCAGCTCAAGGCGTGGCTTGCCGAAAAAGGCGTGGAGGCAGATTCACTCTCCAAAGCCGCTGTGGCAGATATGCTCGAAAAGGCGGACGGCGAGGTGGAGCTTGCCCTCTCCCTTCGACAGGAACTTGCAAAGAGCAGCGTCAAGAAATACACCGCCATGCAGACGGTAGTCGGCTCGGATGACCGGGCCAGAGGGCTTATCCAGTTTTATGGTGCCAACCGCACCGGCCGCTATGCCGGTCGACTCATCCAGGTGCAGAACCTGCCGCAGAACCATCTGCCGGATCTGGACACCGCACGGGCACTGGTCCGCAGCGGCAATACGGATGCCGTGGAAATGCTCTATGACTCCGTGCCGCTGGTACTGTCCGAGCTTATCCGCACCGCCTTTGTGCCGAAACCCGGCTGCCGCTTTTATGTGGCAGACTTCTCCGCCATCGAGGCGAGGGTCATCGCATGGATCGCTGGGGAGCATTGGCGGCAGGAGGTTTTTGCAAAGGGCGGCGACATTTACTGCGCTTCCGCTTCGCAGATGTTCCATGTCCCCGTAGAAAAGCACGGCGTGAACGGGCATCTGCGGCAGAAAGGCAAAATTGCCGAGCTGGCTCTTGGCTACGGTGGCTCCGTGGATGCGCTGAAAGCAATGGGCGCACTGAACTACGGCTTACAGGAAGAAGAACTGAAACCGCTGGTGGATGCCTGGCGTCTGTCCAACCCACATATTACAAAGTTCTGGTGGGATGTGGACAAAGCAGCTTCCACCTGCGTCCGAGAGCGAACTGCCACAGAAACACACGGCATTCGCTTCTATTATCAGAGCGGCATGATGTTCGTGGTGCTGCCCTCCGGCAGACGGCTCGTGTATGTAAAACCGAAAATGGGCCTGAACCGCTTCGGCAATGAGTCCGTGACCTATGAAGGTGTCGGCGAACAGAAAAAGTGGCTGCGGCTGGAAAGCTACGGACCCAAGTTCGTGGAGAACATCGTCCAGGCAACGGCAAGGGACATTCTTGCGGAAGCTATGCTCCGGCTGAATGCTGCCGGGTACCGCATCGTCATGCACGTCCACGATGAAGCGGTCATCGAAGCACCGCCGGATACTTCTTTGGAGAATATCTGCTCCGTCATGGGGCAAACGCCCGCTTGGGCATCGGGGCTGCTGCTCCGAGCAGATGGCTATGTCTGCGATTTTTATAAGAAAGACTGAGGTGGCCCAAATGGGAGTCAATAAATTTAATTGCGAGGGGTATTACGACCCCACTGCCTACGAGGCACTGACGAAGATCGAGCAGGAAGCCAAGGCACTTCGAGCCTTCCGTCCTGTGGTGTATATCTGCTCTCCGCTGGCCGGGGATATGTTGAAGAACCAGGAGAACGCCCGTACTTACTGCCGCTTCACCGTGGAAGCCGGGTGCGTACCCATCGCACCGCACATCTATTTCACCCAATTCATGAATGACAATGACCGCAGGGAGCGTGACTTGGCACTGTTCATGGACATCGTCCTACTCTCCAAATGCGCCGAGCTGTGAGTGTTCGGAGAGAAAATCACCAGCGGCATGAGCATCGAGATCGAGAAAGCAAAACGAAAAGGTTAGCTTATCCGTTACTTTACCGAAAACTGTGAGGAGGTACACAGATGAAGATCGCAGTCGGCAATAGCCGCATGGATAAAAAGTGGAAGAACCAGGATATCTCCTGGGCGGATCTCTGCGCCCGCTGCGGCAGCACCATCCGCACCACCGAAACGGTCGAAGAATACCGCAAGCTGAAAAAGGGGCAGCAGGACGGCATCAAGGATGTGGGCGGTTTTGTCGGAGGGCATCTCCGGGAAGGTCGCCGCAAAAACGGCATGGTGCTGTGCCGCTCTCTGCTCACGCTGGATATGGACTACGGCACCCCAGATATCTGGGATGAAATTACGCTGTTCCACGATTTCAAGTGCTGCGTCTATTCCACCCATAAACACACGCCGGAGCATCCCCGCCTTCGTCTGCTCATTCCGCTGAAGCGGGAAATCAGTGAGGAGGAATATCCGGCAGTCGCCCGCATGGTGGCAAAGGAGATCGGCATTGACCTCTTTGACGATACCACCTACGAGGCATCCCGGCTCATGTATTGGCCTTCCACCTCCGCCAACGGCGAGTTTTTCTACAAGGTGCAGGACGGCGCAGAGCTTGACCCGGATGAATACCTTTCTCGTTACGACGATTGGCACGATGCCTCCACCTGGCCAGTTTCCAGCCGCCAGTCCGAGTTGGTACAGCACAGCATCGCCCAGCAGGCCGACCCGCTGACAAAGCCGGGTGTGGTGGGTGCCTTCTGCCGTGCCTATACTGTGGAGGAAGCCATCGACACCTTCCTCTCGGATGTATATGCGCCGTCTGCTATGAACGGTCGCTACGACTATATCCCCGCCGATTCCTCTGCCGGTGTTATCGTCTACGACGGCAAGTTCGCATACAGCCACCATGCCACAGACCCGGTCTGCGGCCGGCTGCTGAACGCTTTTGACCTGGTGCGACTGCACCGCTTCCGTGACCTGGACGATAAGTGCGCCCCGGATACCGCCTCAGGCAAGCTGCCGTCCTTCCATGCAATGTCGGATTTTTCCCTCAAGGACGAGAAAGTCAAAGCGGTCTTTGCCGAGGAGCGCAAAGTCCAGGCAAGCGAGGAATTCACCGATGAGGATTGGCAGAAGGCATTGGAACTGGATAAGGCCGGGAAAGTGAAAAATACGCTGCAAAACCTCACCGTGATCCTCATGAATGATCCGCTTCTGAAACCGCTGGTGTTCAATCAGCTTCTGGACGGCATGGAGATCAAGGGCGATGTGCCCTGGCGGCACCCCTCGAAATTCTGGCGGGATGCGGATGATGCCCAGCTTATCAGCTATGTGGATTCCCACTACGGCACCTTTTCTGCAAGAAACTATGACATTGCCGTGGCGAAGGTCACGGACGACCGCTCCTACCATCCCATTCGGGAGTTCATTGAAAATCTGCCGGAGTGGGACAAGGTTCCCCGTGTGGACACGCTGCTCATCGACTACCTCGGCGCAGACGATAACGGGTATGTCCGAGCTGTCACCCGGAAGACCCTCTGCGCTGCCATCAAGCGTGTGCTGTATCCCGGCTGCAAATTTGACTCCATGCTGGTGCTGAACGGTCCTCAGGGTGTGGGCAAAAGTACCCTTATTGCCAAGCTGGCCGGAGAGTGGTTTTCGGACAGTCTGAACCTGGGCGACACCAAGGATAAGACCGCTGCCGAGAAGCTGCAGGGGTACTGGATCTTGGAGATCGGCGAACTGGCGGGACTGAAAAAAGCCGAGGTGGAGACGCTGCGTTCCTTTCTCTCCCGGCAAAACGATATTTACCGTGCGGCATTCGGCAAGAGAGCTACACCGCACCTGCGCCAGTGCGTGTTCTTCGGCACAACCAACGCCGAGTCCGGCTATCTGCGGGACACCACCGGAAACCGCCGCTTCTGGCCGGTCAAGACGCCGGGTACGGGCATCAAGCACTCCTGGGATCTGACCCCGGAGCTCATCTGCCAGATCTGGGCGGAAACGCTGGTGTATGTGAAACAGGGCGAGAAGCTATATCTGAGCGCCGAATTGGAAGCCCTGTCGAAGGCAGAACAGCGGGAGGCAATGGAGTCCGATGAGCGTGAAGGGCTTGTCCGTCTGTATCTCGACACGCTGCTCCCGGAGGGCTGGGACGGCATGGACATCTTCGAGCGCCGCAATTTCCTCACCGGCAGCGACTTCGGCGATACCCAAAAGCATGGTACGGTCAAGCGCACCCAGGTGTCCAACATGGAGATCTGGTGCGAGTGCTTCGGCAAGGAACGTGCCAATATCCGCAGAACGGACAGCAACGAGCTGACCGCCATCCTTGCCCGTCTTGGCTGGAAGCGGCTGGACAGCAAGGTGCGTATCCCGCTTTACGGTCCGCAGTATGTTTTTGTTCCCAAGGAGTGTTCCTAATGAAAATGACTGTACCCGACATCCTTCGGAACAGGTTCCGGGGAGAAGCATATCCGCTCGGCACATTTATGGGAACATCTCATGGGAACGGCGGCAGCCCCATAAGTACCAAAGAAAACAGGCGGTCTTGTTCCTGTGTTCCTAACCTTTCTTATATATCGAAAGAAGAAGGAATAAAGAGCAACAAGCACGCAATACCCGCATTTGCGCACGTAAAGGACTTTTCGGGTTTTGAGAACACAGGAGGCCATTATGCGTGAGAAAACAATAGAAGCAAAGCTGGTACAGACCGTTCGTTCAATGGGCGGTCTTGCACTGAACTTTACAAGTCCAGGTTTCGATGGAGTGCCTGACCGTCTGGTGCTCCTGCCCGGCGGCAAAATCGCCTTCATTGAGTTGAAAGCACCGGGCAAAACACTCCGCCCTCTGCAAGTAAGGCGAAAAAGGCAGTTAGAAGCACTCGGCTTTTCGGTGTACTGCATCGATAGCCCCGATCAGATTGGAGAGATACTCAGTGAAATACAAGGCGCATGACTACCAGGCGTATGCCACGAACTTCATCCTGGAGCATCCAATCTCCGCTGTATTCCTCGACATGGGTCTTGGTAAGAGCATCATCACGCTTTCCGCCATCTTCGACCTTTGCCTCGACAGTTTTCTGGTTCGCAAGGTGCTGGTCATCGCTCCGCTGCGTGTCGCCAGAGATACATGGCCTGCGGAAATCCACAAGTGGGATCATCTGCATGGGCTGACCTACTCGGTGGCTGTCGGTACAGAAGCAGAGCGCAAGGCGGCACTCCGGCAGCGGGTCAGCGTGTACATCATCAACCGGGAGAATGTCCAGTGGCTCATTGATGAGAGCGGCATCCCTTTCGACTACGACATGGTGGTCATCGATGAGCTGTCCTCCTTCAAGAGCTATCAGGCAAAGCGGTTCAGAACTCTTCTGAAAGTCCGTCCCGGCATCAAGCGCATCGTGGGCCTGACCGGCACGCCAAGCAGCAACGGTCTTATGGATCTCTGGGCAGAGTTCCGCATCCTTGATATGGGCAAGCGGCTCGGTCGGTTCATCACCCATTACCGCAACACCTTCTTCCGCCCGGATAAGCGCAACGGGCAGGTGGTGTTCAGCTACAAGCCGCTGCCCGGTGCGGAGGAACAAATCTACGATGCCATCTCCGACATCACCATCTCCATGAAAGCCGTCGACCATTTGGATATGCCGGAGTGCGTTCATAATGACGCCATTGTGATGCTATCCGAAACAGAGCGCAAAGCCTACGATGCCATGAAACAAGACCTGGTTATCTCGCTGAAAGGCGAAGAAATCGACGCCGGGAACGCCGCAGCGCTTGCGAATAAGCTCTCCCAAATGGCAAACGGAGCAGTCTACGGAGAGGACAAGCGTGTGTTTCAGATACACGACCGCAAGTTGGATATGCTGGAGGATCTCATCGAAGCCGCAAATGGGAAACCCGTCCTTGTGGCGTACTGGTTCAAGCACGACCTGGAGCGCATCTCCGAGCGGCTCCACAAACGATACATCCCGTTCGGTCTGCTGGACGATTCCGACAGCATCCGCAGATGGAACAGCGGTGAGCTGCCCGTGGCACTCATCCACCCGGCTTCTGCCGGTCATGGGCTGAACCTGCAGGCAGGCGGCTCGACCCTCATCTGGTTTGGGCTGACCTGGTCGCTGGAGCTTTACCAGCAGACCAACGCCCGACTGTGGCGACAGGGACAGACCGCCGATACCGTGGTCATTCACCACATTATTGCCAAAGACACCATCGACGAGCGCATCATGACTGCGCTCCGCAAAAAAGAAAAGACCCAGACCGCACTCATCGATGCGGTCAAGGCCGATTTGGAGGGATAAACGAATGGAAAACTGTTATACGAACCTTGCAAACGCCATTATCGTACAGGCAGCAAAGGATTACACCAAAGCACTGCGCCGTCTGAAAAAGTTTCCGCATGACAAGGAAGCACGATACATCAAGCAGGACTGTGAGCGCTTCTTCCGCTCCGGTTGGTTTGAGGTGCTGACCGACCTGAACGGCGAGGTACTGATTCAGAGAATGAACGAGGAGGTGTATGCCGTATGACCGCAAAGGAATATCTCAGTCAGGCTTACCGCCTCGACCAGCGCATCAACTCCAACATTGAGGAAATCAGCCGCCTTCAGGAAATGGCCTGCGGCATCTCGTCCCCGTCGTGGGAAGAGAAAGTTCAAACCTCCCGCCACACGGATGCACCTTTCGTGCGGTGTCTGGAGAAAATCATGGACTTGGAAAAGGTCGTGAACAGCGAGATTGACACCCTCGTTGATTTGAAACGGCAGATTCGGTCGACGGTGGACACCGTTACGAGTGTCAACGAGCAGATGGTTCTGCGCTACCGCTACATCCACAACATGACCTGGGAGCAGATTGGCGGTGAGCTGAATGCGGACGAAAGCACCATCCGCAGATGGCACAAAGCAGCCCTTTCTGCGGTGAAGCTGCCCACCGCTCCCATTAAAATTTGAAAGACGCCGGAAATACCCAGCTTTGTCCGTAGATGCCCACCTCACCATTATGGTATGATAGAATCAGCGAAAAAGAATCAAGGATAGCCTCATGGGAGCAATACCGTGGGGCTTTTCTCATGCCCAAGGAGGTGAAACGATGCCGAAGAAACCGCTGCGACCATGCTCCCACCCTGGCTGCCCCAACCTCTGTGACGGACAGTTCTGTGAGCAGCACCGCACGGAGGAACGCCGCAAATATGATAAATACGAGCGCAGTTCCGATGTCAACCGCAAGTACGGCAGAGCATGGAAGCGTATCCGTGACCGCTATGCGGCGGAGCATCCCCTCTGCGAGATGTGTCTCAAGGAAGGTCGGCTGACTCCGGTGCAGGAAGTTCACCACATTCTGCCCGTTTCCAAAGGCGGCACTCACGCAAGAGAGAACCTCATGAGTCTGTGCCAGTCTTGCCACACGAAGATACACCATGACCTTGGTGACAGATAAAAAGAGGTCACCCAGAAGGATGACCTCTTATGGCGGAGCGGGTAGGAATCGAACCTACTATCGGCACTTGTTAAGGCTATTCGCATTCTTCCTGCGGTTTCCACAGCTACAAACAGGCCGCCCCGTGCGCGCCGCATACCACCGTGTTATATCCGTTTACCATCTCAAGTTCCTCCTTTAGACTTCTCATTGCAATCAGTGTTTGAACCAGTGCAAGGAAGAGCGAAACTGTGTTGACTGGGATTCCGTTGAGTAGAAAAATGCTTGTCACCATAACCAACAATTGGAACGAATTCACTATAACACAGATTTTACGAAAATGCAATTGTTTGCGGTAGGGGCGGTCAAATCTCTACGGCCCTCTCGGTCGGGCAACGGCCCGGGGTCACGTGTGCGAAAAAGGCGAAATCAAAAGGGTAATTAAGGGAGGTGAACTCGGATGCCCACAAAATCGAATAACACGGGAGGGCGCGGCGGCGCAAGACCCGGTGCGGGAAGGAAGAAATCCGCAGTCAAGGACAAAGCCGAAAGCGGTAATCCCGGCGGCAGAAAACTTGAAGTGCTGGATATTCCCGAAGTCGAGGGTGTTGTCATGCCGAAGCCCCATGATTTTCTTTCCGCCGAGCAGCGGGACGGCAGAGTCCTGCAGGCGCAGGAAATTTACACGGAAACCTGGCAGTGGCTCAAAGGCATCGGCTGTGCCGCAAAGGTGTCGCCGCAGCTATTGGAGCGCTATGCCATGTGTTCCGCCCGCTGGGTGCAGTGCGAGGAAATGACCAACCGCATGGGTTTCCTCTCCAAGCACCCCACCACGGGAAAGCCGATCCCGTCTCCGTTTATTAACATCGGCATCAACTACATGAACCAGGCGGTTCGGCTCTGGAATGAGATCTTCCAGATCGTGAAAGAAAACTGCAGCACGGAATACGGCGAGTCTACGCCGCAGGATGACCTTATGGAACGCCTGCTCCGTGCGAGAAAGGGGTAACACCATGTTTGAAAAAGTAAATCCGTGCCACCCGGATAAGGTGGCAGACAGAATTGCCGGTGCGCTCGTTGACCTGGCATACAAGAAAGCAGAAAATCCCCGCATCGCTGTTGAAGTCCTCATCGGCCACGGTGTGTGCCACATCATTGCGGAAACTTCTGTTTCTCTGGACAAGGCGGGTGTCACCGCTGCCGTTCACCGCATTGCCGGAAATCTCACCGTGGACTATGTGGAAGTGCCACAGGACGGTCACCTTGCCGATAACCAGGCAGACGGCGTCCGCTGTGGCGATAACGGCATCTTCAAGGGAATGCCCGTGACTGAAGAGCAGAAAATGCTGTCGCAGATCGCACGGAACATTTTCTCCGTGTATCCAAATGACGGCAAGTACATCCTGGATGGCGACCGGCTCATCCTCTGTCAGAGCAATGCCGAGACACAGCATCTGCGCGAGATTTATCCCGATGCGGAGATCAACCCGCTCGGCGATTGGACGGGCGGCATCGATGTGGACACCGGCGTTGCCAACCGTAAGCTCGGTTCGGATATGGCCGACTCGGTGACAGGCGGCGGTCTGCACGGTAAGGATCTATCCAAGGCAGATGTGTCTGTCAACATCTATGCTTTTCTCAAAGCCCAGGAAACCGGCAAGCCCGTGACACTCTGCTGCGCTATTGGGGACGATGCCGTGGACGGCAGACCCTACGCCGAAATCGTGGAGATCGCCCGAAACTACATCCACTCGGTCGGCGGCTTCGAGAAATTTGCGGAATGGGGGCTGGTCTAATGAAAACAACGACCGAGATGCAGCTCGTACCTATCACGAAGCTGGTTCCCTATGTCAATAACGCCCGTACCCATTCGCCGGAGCAGATCAACAAACTCTGCTCCTCGCTCCGTGAGTTCGGTTTTATCAATCCTGTCATCATCGACCGTGACTATAGCGTTATTGCCGGTCACGGTCGTATTCTTGCCGCCAAGGAGGAAGGCATCGCCGAGGTGCCGTGCGTCTTTGCCGACCACCTCACCGAAGCCCAGAAGAAAGCCTACATCATTGCCGACAACCGCATGGCGATGGATGCCGGATGGGACGAAGCGCTTCTGCGTGTGGAGATCGAGTCCTTACAGGCGGCGGACTTTGACCCGCTCCTCACCGGCTTTGACGAGAAAGAACTGTCAAAGCTGTTTGACGACGGTAAGGACATCCAAGAGGATGATTTTGATGTGGATGCCGAGCTGCAAAAGTTGACCTTCACGAAGTCCGGCGACATCTGGACGCTGGGACGGCACCGGCTCATCTGCGGCGACAGTACAAAAGAGGAAACCTACACCGCACTCATGGACGGCCGCAAGGCGAACCTCGTTATTACCGACCCGCCCTACAATGTGAACTACGAGGGCAGTGCCGGGAAAATCAAAAACGACAACATGGCATCGGAGAAGTTTTTCGACTTCCTCTTCGATGCCTTTTCCAATATGGAGAAGGTCATGGCGGACGATGCCTCCATCTATGTGTTCCACGCCGACACTGAGGGGCTGAACTTCCGAAAGGCTTTTGACGCTGCTGGGTTCTATCTTTCCGGCTGCTGTATCTGGAAGAAGCAGTCCCTGGTGCTGGGACGCTCTCCGTACCAGTGGCAGCACGAGCCGTGCCTCTACGGCTGGAAGAAGAAAGGCAAGCACCAGTGGTACACCGGGCGCAAAGAGCCCACCATCTGGGAGTTCGACAAGCCCAAGAAAAACGGCGACCATCCTACCATGAAGCCAATTCCGCTGCTTGCCTATCCCATTCAGAACAGCTCTATGACAAACTCCGTGGTGCTCGACCCCTTCGGCGGCTCCGGTTCTACGCTCATTGCCTGTGAGCAGACCGACCGCATCTGCTATGCCATCGAACTGGATGAGAAGTTCTGCGACGTCATCGTAAAACGGTACATCGAGCAGGTCGGCTCGGATGAAAAGGTCAGCGTTCTGCGTGACGGCAAGGAATACAAGTATAGCGAGGTAGCGCCCCATGACGAATGACGCGCACAGCATTGTGTGGTCTGCACAGTCCCGCGACGAATAAATCTACATCATTCTCCTCATCTGAGCCTTGCTATTCAGAGCGTTCAGAGCGAATATGTGACTACCAAAAATCAAGGAGGTCACTTAAATGACGATTACAATTAACGCCCAGGGTGCGGAACGCAAGCGGCTGGTACAGACCATCGCACAGTGGCTCGGCTGTGAAGCCAAGTACCTGGGGGTTCCGTCCTGCGCCTACCAGGTGGACTGCTTCACCATCGACCGAAACGGCAGCCTTTCCTTTGACGACCATGCCGACAGCGAGGTCATTGAAAGATTGCTTGAGCATATCTACGATGAGGGCTTTGACATCGACCAGAGCCACACCGAGGATGAGGACGAGCCTTGCGCCGTCTGCGTTTCCATGCCGAAGAGCCTGTTCACCGACAGCAATCTGGAAAATCTCAAGGCACTCATCACAGCCAAGGGAAGTCTTATCAAGAAAGCCCTCGGAGTCGCTGACCTGCCATTGGAAGTTACCGACACGAAGGTATCCTTCCCTTGGTTCCCGGCGATTCCCACCCCGGACGAGATGAACGCCTACGACACCTTCATTTGCAAGCTGTGCGAAATGGCGCGGACGCAAAAGCGTGTAACTTCCACCGAGAAGCCCACCGGCAACGAGAAATATGCGTTTCGGTGCTTTCTACTTCGGTTGGGCTTCATCGGCGCGGAATACAAGGCCGCTCGAAAAATCCTGCTGAAGAACCTGTCCGGCTCTTCAGCTTTCAAAAACGGAGGTACAGAACATGAGATTTCCAAGTAAGGAAACGGTCGAGCGTATTCGCAAGGAATATCCGGTCGGCAGCCGTGTAGAGCTTGTTCGGATGGACGATCCCCAGGCACCGCCTGTCGGCACGAAAGGCACCGTGCGAGGTGTGGACGATATCGGCAGCATCATGGTTGCTTGGGATAACGGCTGCGGCTTAAGCGTGGCTTACGGCGAGGACATCTGCCGGAGGTGCGACAATGAATGAGAAAATCCGAGAGCAGATTCTTACCGTCCGCAAGACCGGATGCACTAATATGTTTGATGTGCTGATGGTACAGTACATTGCCAATGAGATGCGGTTTTACGAACTGGTGGTATTCCTCGAAGAACACCGCAGCGAGTATGTGCATTTCATCCTCACGGGAGAACCGCTGTAATATACACAGTTTCCACCCCCAATGATTGTGTAGTATATATCTCCGATGTAACTGGCTATATCCGTACTTCAGAGGTAATATACACTCACAACAAAACAAACGGAGGTACACAGTTATGTGGAAAGAAGGCAGCATCAGAGTTAACGGCGAGGTTTTTCACTACTGGATGAAGCAGTACGACAAAGGTTCCGAGTGGGGCATCGACGGCGGACGCATTTCCAAGCTAATGTTCAAGCGCAACGGATACATCGTCTGCAACTACGACAGAGGTTGGGACATCGAACCCGCCGATGAGAACACGCAGCTTGCGCTGGAGCTTCTGCTCCACAGCGAGAACTGGTAACCCAATAATTCCATAAAGAGGCTGAGCCGAAAGGCTCTTTCTCTCGTATATTCCGAAACAGCCACAGGGCTGTATTTTTTATGCCCAGGAGGTGGTCTCTACGAGAAAACTGAAAACATATAAGCCCACAAGGTTCATGGAGAAAACTTCCCACTATGATACGGACGCTGCGGATTACGCCGTCATGTTCATCGAGAGCCTCTGCCACACCAAGGGCACCTGGGCGAGAAAGCCTTTCGAGCTTATTGACTGGCAGGAACAGATCATTCGGGACATCTTCGGTGTTCTCAAGCCCAACGGCTATCGGCAGTTCAATACTGCCTACATCGAGATTCCGAAAAAGCAGGGCAAGTCCGAGCTTGCTGCTGCGGTGGCGCTTCTGCTCACCTGCGGTGACGGAGAGGAACGAGCCGAGGTCTACGGATGCGCTGCCGACCGTCAGCAGGCGTCCATCGTTTTCAACGTAGCAGCAGATATGGTGCGGATGTGTCCTGCGCTTTCAAAGCGGGTCAAGATACTGGATTCCCAGAAGAGGCTCATTTACCAGCCAACAGGCAGTATCTATCAAGTGCTTTCTGCCGATGTGGGCAACAAACACGGATTTAATACCCACGGCGTGGTGTTCGATGAGTTGCACACCCAGCCCAACCGCAAGCTCTTCGATGTTATGACCAAAGGCTCCGGCGATGCCCGTATGCAGCCGCTGTATTTCCTCATCACCACGGCCGGCAACGATACGAAATCCATCTGCTATGAGATTCACCAGAAAGCAAAAGATATCATCGAGGGTCGAAAGATCGACCACACCTTCTATCCCGTCATCTACGGTGCGGAGGAATCGGACGATTGGACGGACCCGAAGGTCTGGAAGAAAGCCAATCCCTCTCTCGGCATCACGGTTGGCATCGACAAGGTCAAAGACGCCTGCGAGTCGGCAAAGCAGAACCCCGGCGAGGAGAACTCCTTCCGACAGCTGAGACTCAACCAGTGGGTCAAACAGGCAATTCGCTGGATGCCGATGGACAAGTGGGACAAATGCGAGTTCGCCGTCAACGAGGATGATCTGGAAGGTCGCATCTGCTACGGCGGTCTGGACCTTTCGTCCACAACGGACATTACGGCGTTCGTTCTGGTGTTTCCGCCAGAAGATGAGAATGACAAGTACGTCATCCTGCCGTACTTCTGGATACCGGAGGACAACCTCGACCTGCGAGTCCGGCGTGACCATGTGCCATACGATGTGTGGGAGCGGCAGGGATATCTGCAGACCACCGAGGGCAATGTCGTTCACTACGGCTACATTGAGAAATTTATCGAAAGCCTGGGTGAGCGTTTCAACATTCGGGAGATTGCCTTCGACCGCTGGGGTGCTGTGCAGATGGTGCAGAACCTGGAAGGCATGGGCTTCACGGTTGTTCCTTTCGGACAGGGGTTCAAGGATATGTCCCCGCCCACTAAGGAGCTGATGAAGTTGGTGCTGGAGCAGAAAATCGCTCACGGAGGGCACCCCGTTCTACGCTGGATGATGGACAACATCTTCATCCGCACCGACCCTGCTGGCAATATCAAACCGGACAAGGAGAAATCTACGGAGAAAATCGATGGTGCCGTTGCCACCGTTATGGCCCTTGATCGGGCCATCCGATGCGGCAACGACACTATCGAGTCGGTCTATGACAGCAGAGGGCTGCTGTTTTTATAAATTGCCTGTTAGCGAAATTCTGATGTCAGTTCTGAGGTGTACTCCCATACTCGATGCCACTGGTTCTTAAAACGGGAGTACAGCTCACCAGCGATTTCCTTCATTGGGCAGGTATACCGGCACCCCATATTTGTTATTTGAACCCAGTCACAGGCGTAATTGATACAAAGTACCAATATTGTTAATCACTCCGTTTCGATCACTTCATAATCGGGGTCTTCATAATCCTCCAAAGGGTAGTCACCTGGGTTAGACATATAAAGTGTCTCCGCACCTTCCCGTGAACAGGAGATCATGTAGTCCCCGTACTCTTTTGCCTCCTCTTCGGAATCGAAGAGTTCATCCTCTTCCTCCTCGGTACCATCGGGGTATTTCATAAGGAGTTTGAATTTACGACAAGAATCATCACCCAGGGATTCCGGCTCAAAGTCATCTGTCGATTCATCAGAGTCGCTGGTTCCCTTTGTAGCCAAGTATGCAGCGCCCACCGCTACACCGATAATGCCAACAATTTTTGCCCCATCCTTAAGGCGCTCCATCCACTTGGCTTTGCGCTTTTCACGGCAATCGGGGCAGAGCTTCTGTTTTGTACCCGGCTCAAGCACTGCACCACAGTCGCGGCAAACAACAGTGTGAGTTGTTTCATCTGGCAAAGGTTCAATAGGTGTCACATGAAGACTCTCAGCGTTGAATGCCCCAATGGGGTACTCACTAATATATCCAGACACTGCGAAGGATCGTCCGCAGCTATGGCACTGACACTCTATATTCTCAAATTCGTAAATTACCTCATCGCCCATCTGCCGTTCGGAAGTGGAAACAGTTCCTTCATCCTCCAAGTCGATGCGATTTTTTGCTTTGCAATAGGGGCATTCAACAACACGTTGTAGACTAATGCGGTCATCTTCCCACGATGTGTCATCCCCAATTTCTTCTGCTGCCTGCCGGAGTTTTACCTTTTCGCAGTACTCCAGCAGAGCTTTTCTAAAGATTTCAGACTTGGGAACGCCAGTCGCATTGCTGGAAAAAGCAAGCATTTCATCTTCTTTATCATTGAGACGGACACGGTATTGCTTTTCACGACTGTCTCTCTTTTTGGGCCTACCAAGCATTTAATCATCTCCTTCGCTTTAATGGATATCCAGAAATTCTGTAATCAAAGGATACATCTTTCTTCTCGCTCTGTCAAGTATGTGAATATCCAAAAACAAAAAGAAAGTGAGGTCAAGTCAATGGGCATCTTTTCTGGCTTATTCAAATCTCGTGACAAGCCCCAAAACCGGACATCCGGCAGCGGGTACAGCTTCTTCTTCGGCGGCACAACTTCTGGCAAAACAGTGACTGAGCGCTCTGCTATGCAGATGACTGCCGTGTATTCCTGTGTCCGCATTCTGTCGGAAGCTGTCGCAGGACTGCCGCTTCATCTATACAAATACACGGACAGCGGCGGCAAGGCTATGGCTCACGACCATCCGTTGTATCGGCTACTCCACGATGAGCCGAACCCGGAGATGAGTTCCTTTGTGTTCCGCGAAACCCTCATGACGCACCTGCTCCTCTGGGGCAACGCCTATGCGCAGATCATCCACAATGGTAAGAACGAGATCGTGGCTCTGTACCCGCTTATGCCGAACAGGATGTCGGTGGACAGAGACGAGAGTGGGCGGCTGTACTATACCTATTACCGAGGGTCGGATGAAGCCATCAAGGATAAAGAATTCGCCGTAACGCTTCAGCCCACGGATGTGCTGCATATCCCCGGTCTGGGTTTTGACGGGCTAGTGGGCTACAGTCCCATCGCTATGGCGAAGAATGCCATCGGCATGGCTATCGCCTGTGAGGAGTATGGCGCGAAATTCTTCGCCAACGGTGCCGCACCGGGCGGTGTGTTGGAACACCCCGGCACGATCAAAGACCCGCAGCGTGTGCGGGAAAGCTGGCAGTCCACCTTCGGCGGCAGCGGCAACGCCAATAAGATTGCCGTACTGGAAGAAGGTATGAAATATACGCCAATCGGCATTTCGCCGGAGCAGGCACAGTTTCTCGAAACACGAAAATTCCAAATCAATGAAATTGCTCGAATTTTCCGAGTTCCGCCCCACATGGTCGGCGACCTGGAAAAATCGAGCTTTTCTAATATTGAGCAGCAGTCCCTTGAGTTTGTGAAATACACCCTTGACCCCTGGGTCATCCGCTGGGAGCAATCAATCCAGCGGTCGCTTTTGTCCAAGGACGAAAAAGCTGTGTATTTTGTGAAGTTCAATCTGGAAGGCTTGCTTCGCGGCGATTACCAGAGCCGCATGAACGGGTACGCCATCGGCCGCCAGAACGGCTGGATGTCCGCCAACGACATCCGAGAGTTGGAAAACCTCGACCGTATCCCGGCAGAGGATGGCGGCGATTTGTACCTCATTAACGGCAATATGCTCCCGCTGAAAAATGCCGGGGCTTTTGCAAATACACCTACCGATGACGGAAAGGAGGAAAAAACCGATGAAGAAATTTTGGAATTGGAAGAACCAGACGGAGACAGCGGAAAGGACGCTGTTCCTGAACGGAACCATCGCCGAGCAAAGCTGGTTTGACGATGATGTCACCCCGCAGCTTTTCAAGGACGAATTGATGTCCGGCAGCGGCAACATCACCGTCTGGATCAACAGCCCCGGCGGCGACTGCGTGGCGGCGGCTCAAATCTACAATATGCTCATGGATTATAAGGGCGATGTGACCGTGAAAATCGATGGCATTGCGGCATCCGCAGCGTCCGTCATCGCTATGGCAGGCACGAAGGTGCTGGTGTCCCCGGTGTCCATGCTCATGATCCACAACCCCATGACGGCGGCATTCGGCAATTCGGAGGAAATGCAGAAAGCTATCGAGATGCTCTCAAGTGTTAAGGATTCTATTATAAACGCCTATGAAATCAAGACGGGGCTTTCCCGTGCCAAGCTCTCGCACCTCATGGATGCCGAAACTTGGATGGACGCAAACAAGGCTGTGGAACTCGGCTTTGCGGACGGGATCATGAGCCGCGCCGATGAGACTGAGGACATAGCCGCACCCACCGTTTCCATGCTGTATTCCAAGGCAAACGTGGTGAACTCCCTCATGGAGAAGATCGCCGCAAAGTGCGCCATTGAACCCAAACCCAACCGTACACAAAAAGCCACCGATTTGATGGAACGGCTCAACCTTATTAAAAACTGGAGGTAATGCAATATGACAATCAATGAACTGCGTGAAAAGCGCAACCAGGCTTGGAACGCTGCAAAGGCATTTGTGGAGACCAAGCGTGACAAGGACGGTCTGCTTTCCGATGAGGATTCTGCGACCTATGCCCAGATGGAAAAGAAGGTTCAGGACTACGGCACTGAAATCGAGCGCATGGAGGCTATGGCAGCGATGGAGGCTCAGCTTTCCAAGCCCACTTCTGCGCCCATCACCGAAAAGCCCCTGAACGGAAAGACCACCGAGGATAAGCAGCCTAAGAGCTTCCGTGCCACCGATGCCTACCGCAGCGGTATGCTCAACGCTCTGCGTACCAACTTCCGTCAGATCAGTAATGTGCTGCAGGAGGGCATCGATGCCAATGGCGGCTATCTGGTGCCGGATGAGTATGACAGCCGTCTCATTCAGGTGCTCAACGAGGAAAACGTTATGCGTTCTCTCGGCACTGCTATCACCACCAGCGGTGAGCACAAAATCAACATCGCAGCCACCAAGCCTGCGGCTGCGTGGATCGAGGAGGGCGGCGCACTGACTTTCGGTGACGCTACCTTCGACCAGATCATCCTGGATGCCCACAAGCTCCATGTTGCTGTAAAGGTGACCGAGGAGCTGCTCTACGATAACGCATTCAATCTGGAAAACTACATTCTGGAGCAGTTCGGCAAGGCTCTGGCCAATGCCGAGGAGGATGCGTTCATCAACGGCACCGGCACCGGTCAGCCCCTGGGTATTCTCGCCGAAACCGGCGGCGCACAGGTCGGGGTGACAACGAAATCTTCTGGCAAAGTGGCAGCCGACGAGGTAATCGATCTGGTGTACTCCCTTAAGCGTCCCTACCGTAAGAACGCCGTGTTCCTTGCCAACGATGTCTGCGTCGCAGAGCTCCGCAAGCTGAAGGACAGCACGGGTCAGTATCTGTGGCAGCCCTCTCTGCAGGCGGGTGAGCCTGACCGTGTGCTGGGTTACAAGGTTTACACCTCTGCGTATTTCCCTGTCCCTGCTCCCGGCAAGGCCGCAGTCGCATTCGGCGACTTCAGTTACTACAACATCGGTGACCGTGGCTCTCGTTCTATTGCGGAACTGAAGGAGCTGTTTGCTGGAAATGGCATGGTCGGCTTTGTCGCAAAGGAGCGTGTGGACGGAAAGCTGGTGTTGCCCGAAGCAGTCAAGCTGCTCAAAATGGCATCTGCCTGATGAGAGGAGGCGGCGGTGATGGACGAGCTTCTTTCCAAAGTGAAAGCCAACCTTATCCTGGAACACACGGCGGATGATGCCTTGCTGAAAAGCTACATCACCGCCGCTGTTTCTTACGCCGAAAGCTACCAGCACATCCCGGAGGGGTTCTATAAGGAGAATCCCATGCCAGCCACCACAGAGCAAGCCGTCATTATGCTGTCGTCCCACTTCTATGAAAGCCGGGACGGCAGCACGGGCGGCTTCTTTGCGGATAACACCGGAGCGGCACAGCAGGTGTGGAACACGGTCAATCTGCTGCTCCGCTTGGATAGGCGGTGGCAGGTATGAGTTTTGGAAAAATGAACGGCTTTGCCGACATCGTAGAAACCCGTCAAATCAAGGACAGCGAGGGCTTCATCCATTCCGAGGATGAAGTCCTCGCTTCCGTCCGTGTGTACCGGGAAGGCCGGCACGGCAGTCAGCGTTGGGCGAACCTCGCTGCATTCAGCGAAGCGACCGACCTGTTCCGCTTTCGGTGTATTCCTGGGCTGACGGTCACTACCGACCATTTTCTCATCTGCGATGACTGCCGCTACGACATTGTGTCCGTAGAGAATGTCAAAGGCCGTGGGATGTACATCGAGGTTTTAGCGAAAAGGAGTGAACCCACCATTGGCAAAAGCTGAAATGAAAATGCCGGAGGAGTTCCTTCTGAAAATTTCCAAGCTCGGCAGCAATTTTGACAGCGTGGCGGATACCGTCCTGCAGGCCGGTGGCGAAGTCGTGCTGAAGAAGGTCAAAAGCAATCTCTCATCCGTTATCGGCAGAGGGACAAAGTTCAAATCCCGCACCACGGGCGAACTGGAGGGCGCACTCGGCCTTTCTCCCTCCAAGCTGAACCGGGACGGTAACCACGACATCAAGGTCGGCTTCGCAGAACCCCGCTCGGACGGCGGCAGCAACGCCAAACTTGCCAACATTCTCGAATACGGCAAGCACGGTCAGCCTGCAAAACCGTTTCTGAAACCTGCGAAAACGGCGTCCCGGCAGGAATGCATCGATGCCATGACCAAGGCACTGGATGAGGAGGTGGAAAAGCTGTGAGCCTGCTATCCGATTTACAAACCATCGCAAAAAGTTGTGGGGCTCCCGTTGAAACGGGTGTGTTCTCCGGCAAAGCACTGGACACATATCTGGTCATCACGCCGCTGTCGGACAACTTCGAGCTTCACGCCGACAACGCTCCCGGCTGCGAAACGCAGGAGGCACGGCTGTCCCTCTTCACAAAGGGCAGCTACACCAAACTGAAAAATACACTCGTCCGTGCCTTACTGGGCGCGAACTTTTATATTACCGACCGCCGGTACATCGGCTTTGAGACCGAGACCGGCTATCATCACTACGCCATTGACGTGGCGCAAATCTACGAACTGGAGGAATAAGTTATGGCGACTATCGGTCTTGACAGACTGTATTACGCAAAAATCACCGAAAACGACGCCGGTGAGGAAACCTACGGTACGCCGTCCCAGCTTGCCAAAGCCATCTCCGCTGACCTTTCGGTGGAACTGGCAGAGGCAACTCTATACGCCGACGACGGTGCTTCGGAGATCGTAAAGGAATTCAAATCCGGCACGCTCTCCCTCGGCATTGACGATATCGGCTCTACGGCGGCATCCGACCTCACGGGTGCAACCATCGACAAAAACAAGGTGCTGATTTCCGCATCCGAGGACGGCGGCGACCCTGTGGCGGTGGGCTTCCGCGCCAAGAAGTCCAACGGCAAGTACAAGTATTACTGGCTGTACCGCGTGAAATTCGGTATTCCGGCGACGAACCTTGCCACCAAGGGCGACAGCATTACCTTCTCCACGCCGACCATTGAAGGCACCATTCTGCGCCGCAACAAGGCAGACGCAGGCGGCAAGCACCCGTGGAAAGCGGAGGCACTGGAGGGCGATGTGACCGCTGCGACTATCACGAACTGGTATAAGGAAGTCTATGAGCCGACCTATACCACGACACCCGAAAAACAAGGTTAACGGAGGTAACGCACAATGGATAACGAAAGAACCGCAGTTATCAACATCGGTGACGAGGAGTACACGCTGCTCCTCACAACCAAAGCCACCAAGGAGATCGCCGGTCGCTATGGCGGGCTGGAAAACCTCGGCGAGAAGCTGATGAAGTCCGAGAACTTTGAAATGGCCATCGGAGAGATCGTGTGGCTCATCACGCTTCTGGCAAATCAGAGCATCCTCATTCACAACCTCAAGGATAAAGAGCATCCCAAGGAGCTGCTCACGGAGGATGTGGTGGAGCTTCTGACCACGCCCCTCGACCTCGCCGGATACAAAACCGCCATTACGGAGGCGCTCTACAAGGGCACCAAGCGGAATGTGGAAAGCGAGAAAGACGCAAAAAACGCGCAAGTCGGGTAACGGTCTCCGATGCGGAGCTGTTTACCCAGCTTCTTTATTACGGCCTTGCCCACCTGCATCTCAGCCAGGATGAGGTGTGGCTGATGCCGTTTGGTCTGCTGCTGGACTTATGGGAGTGCCACAAGCAGTATAACGGGCAGGCCTCCCCGGCACGAGAGCATTACATCGACGATATTATCCCGGACGGCATTTGACCCATATCGGGCAGCTTCACCTCGAACTTAGTCCGTTTCCGTCACAACTTCTTTGTGAACTTTTTCGTATAGCCTTGATATTTTTCAAAAATCGTGGTATACTACACATAGAAGTTCGGACGGTTTCGTCCTAAGTACGAGGTGAAATGCATGGTTAAACGAGATTCCTATATGAACCGACTGATCCACAGTATGTGGAACGGCGAGATAAAGGTCATCACAGGCATACGCAGATGCGGCAAGTCCGTACTGCTTTTCGATCTGTTTTTCGAGTATCTTCTTTCGCAGAACGTTTCGGAAGATCATATTTTGAAAATCGAACTGGATCAGCGGCGGTACTATAAGTTCAGAAATCCGATCACTCTGTGCGAATATGTAGAAAGCACCGTCCGGGACAGGAAGGATGAAAAATTCTATCTGTTCATTGATGAGGTGCAGTTCACCACGAAAGTAGTGGACAAGGAAAACGGCGGCATCGAGGTTACCATCTACGATATGCTGAACGAACTCAAGGCATATAAAAACCTTGATGTTTATGTCACCGGCAGTAACTCCAAAGGGCTGTCGAAAGATATCGCAACAGAGTTTCGCGGTCGTGCTACACAGATCCATGTGTTCCCTTTGTCATTTGCGGAGTTTTATTCTGCCGTGGGCGGCGACGAGCAAAAAGCGCTGGATACCTATATGCTCTATGGCGGTATGCCTAGACTTTTAGCACTGGAGGATGACAAAGATAAGAAGGATTATCTGACCTCCCTCTACAGCGAATTGTATGTCAAGGATATTGTGGAGCGAAACGGCATCGAGCGCGAGGATGTTCTGAATGATATTCTGGACTTCCTTGCTTCGCAGATCAGTTCGCTGACGAATCCGACCAATATTGCAAATGCCATCGCGTCCATGAAGAACGAAAAAATCAATCCCGCGATGGTTTCAAACTATGTACAGTATGTTATCGACTCTTTCCTCATTTCAATGGCAAAGCGATACGATGTCAAAGGAAAGACCTATTTCAAGTATCCGAACAAATACTACTATACGGATATCGGGCTTCGGAACGCACGGCTGAATTACCGCCAGTATGATCCCGGTCATATCATGGAAAACATGATCTACAACGAACTTCTGCGGCGCGGGTACTCTGTTGATGTCGGTGTGGTCTGCGACCGCGCAGGCGACAGCAAGGTTCAGAAAGAGATCGACTTTGTGGTAAACGATGCAGATAAAAAAATCTATATTCAGTCCGCTTTCCGCATGGATACCGATAAAAAGGAATTCTCCGAGCTGGCATCGCTGATGCTTACCAAGGATTTCTTCAAAAAGATTATCGTTCGCATGGATGTGCCGCACAATTTTTATGACGACAACGGCATCTTCCACTGCAATCTGATCGACCTACTGCTTGGCCGGGTAGAATTGTTCTGACAAAATAACTCATATATCTACGAGGAGTGACCTTTCGGGGACACTCCTTTTTCATACCATCAGTCACGCTTTCATCGAAAACTTCGGACGGTGTCGTCCCAACTTCTCGGTGAGAGGGTGCTTTTTTCATGCCATCCACAAGGAGGTGACGGTACATGGCAGACAGTTTCGGACTGAAGATCGGTCTTGAGGGCGAAAAGGAATTCAAAAAAGCGCTGGCGGACATCAACCAGTCCTTCAAGGTGCTCGGCTCCGAAATGAAACTCGCCACCTCTCAGTTCGATAAAAATGACAAATCCGTGGAGGCTCTCGCCGCACGGAATAAGGTGCTGCGAAAAGAGATCGATGAGCAGACTACAAAAATCGAAACTCTTCGCAAGGCTCTGCAGAATGCCGCCACCTCCTTTGGAGAGAACAACCGCCGCACCCAGAACTGGCAGATCCAACTCAACAATGCCGAAGCCGCCCTCAACGATATGAACCGTGAGCTGGACGAGAACGAGAAAGCCATCAAGGAGGGCGGCAAAGCCGCAGAGGAATCCGGCAGTAAGTTTGAAGGCTTCGGCAAGGTTCTCAAAACCGTAGGTGTGGCGCTCGGCGCAGTGGCCGTTGCCGCAGGTGCCGCCGCCGTGAAGCTCGGCAAAGAGGTCATCGCCGCCTATGCAGACTACGAGCAGTTGGTCGGCGGTGTGGATACCTTGTTCAAGGACTCCTCGCAGGAGATCCAGCGGTATGCCGCCAACGCATACAAAACGGCAGGGCTTTCTGCCAACGAGTACATGGAGACGGTCACGGGCTTCTCCGCAAGCCTGATCCAGTCTCTCAGCGGCGATACCGAAAAAGCCGCAAAGTATGCGGATATGGCAATCACGGATATGTCCGATAACGCCAACAAGATGGGCACGGATATGTCCTCCATTCAGAATGCCTATCAGGGTTTTGCCAAGCAGAACTACACGATGCTCGACAACCTCAAACTGGGCTACGGCGGCACGAAGCAGGAAATGGAGCGACTGCTCACCGATGCGGAGAAGATATCCGGTGTCAAGTACGACATCTCCTCCTACGCAGATGTGGTGGAAGCCATCCATGTCATGCAGGAGAGCATGGACATTGCAGGAACGACCGCCAAGGAAGCGGAAGCCACTATTTCCGGCTCTGTCAATGCGCTGAAATCCGCCGTGTCGAACCTCATCGTAGGCTTTGGTGATGCGGACGCTGACATGGAGCTGCTGTGCAACAACATGGTGGATGCCTTCAAGACCGTGGTGGCGAACATCACCCCGGTTATTGAGAACATCGTGGCGGCTCTGCCCACAGCGCTGGACGCTCTGCTGACGGCTGTGGGTGAACTGCTGCCCACACTGCTGGAAGCAGTCACCGAACTCTTCTCGCAGGTGCTGGAAACGCTTCTGTCCCTGCTTCCGCAGCTTATCCCGGCGGCGGTGTCCGCACTTATGACCATCGTGAACACGCTAATTGAGAATCTGCCCCTGCTCATTGATGCGGCAGTTCAGTTGGTGTCCACGCTGGTGACAGGAATTGCGGATGCATTGCCCACGCTCATCCCGGCAGCGGTGCAGGCTATCGTCACCATTGTGCAAGGGCTGGTGGACAGCCTGCCGATGCTCCTTGACGCAGCCTTACAACTTATCACGGGACTGGCGCAAGGACTTCTTGACGCAATCCCCGTGTTGATCGCCGCTCTGCCGGAGATCATCAACGGTATCATTACCTTCTTACTGGATTCGATTCCTCAGATTATCGAAACAGGCATTCAGCTTCTGACCTCGCTGGTGACTGCATTGCCGGAGATCATCACGGCAATCGTGGAAGCTATCCCGAAAATCATTGACGGCATTATCAATGCTGTGCTGAATGCGATACCGCTCATTATTCAGGCAGGCATCGACCTGCTGATTTCTCTCATTCAAGCCCTGCCGCAGATCATCACGACCATCGTGCAGGCGATTCCGCAAATCATCTCCGGCATTGTCAATGCTCTGGTCGGAAACATCGATAAAATCATCATGGCAGGTGTGCAGTTGTTCGTTGCGCTGATTGAAAACCTGCCCACCATCATCGTGGAGATCGTCAAGGCCGTGCCGCAGATTATTGCGGGCATCGTGAAAGCCTTCGGCTCTCTGATGTATAAAATCGTAGAAATCGGCGGCAACATCGTCAAGGGACTGTGGAGCGGTATTACCCAGCTTACCTCGTGGCTGTGGGACAAGGTGTCCGGGTGGATTTCCTCCATCTGGGACGGTATCTGCGATTTCTTCGGTATCCATTCGCCCTCAAAGGAAATGGCATGGGTCGGTGAAATGCTGGTCAAAGGCTTGTCCGGATCCATTGAAGATAACGGCGATGAAGCGGTCAAAGCCGCAGAAGGAATGGCGGAGGACATCAACGGCGTCATGGGCGACCTTGCTCACGATATGCAGACGGCTCTGCCCACCGACTTTGACGTGAACGGCTCGATCCGCTCTGCCGTGGACGGTGTGGTCGGCAAGGCGGCATCCACTTTCACCGTTGCCCTGAACATTACGAACTTCAACAATTACAACAGTGAGGATATCCGTCAGCTCACCTCCGAAGTCATGGAAACGGCGAATCAGTTCGCCCAGCGGAAAGGAGTGATATTCGCATGACCTATTTCACCTACAACGGCCGCAGTTCCGCTGATTTCGGTCTGCATATCGAGAAGAAGGATGTGTTCTCCGCACCGGAGTACGATGCGGAGTTCATTTCCATTCCCGGCAGGAGCGGTGACATCATCAATCCGAACCGCCGCTTTGCCAACATCAAAGTGACCTACACGGTGTTCCTCGCACGGAAGAACGTAGCCGCCCTTGCATCCGACCTGCGGGACATCAAAGGCTGGCTGTACTCCGAGCCAGACAGATACCACGAACTCACCGACTCTTACGATGCGGAGTATTTCCGCTACGGCGTCATCTCCGGCAGTCTGGACATTGAGGAGCAGCTGAGCAAGGTCGGCAGCTTTACCGTGACCTTCAACTGCAAGCCTTTCAAATACAGCTTTGCGGGGCAGGAAACGGTGTCGGCTGACGCTTCCGAACTGACGATTACCAATCCAACTGCTTTTGAAAGTAAGCCGTATATCAAACTCTATGGCAGCGGTACGGTCACGCTCAACATCTCATCGGGCGGAAGCACAACTTCGTGGACGATTTCAGCTATTAACGAGTACATCGAAATCGACAGTGAGCTGATGAACTGCTTCAAAGGCACCATGCTCAAAAATGATGTGGTCAAAGGGGCTGAGTTTCCGGTTTTCAAGTCGGGTATTTGCACCATTAACTGCAACGGCGATGTGTCAAGGATTGAGGTCATTCCAAGGTGGTGCTGTTTATGATTCCTGTACTTTACTCCGCAAACACTACGGATTTCTCGACCTTCGGTCTCGGTGTGCTGACGGATACCATTTTCTGCGAAGTCACTGAAGAGCGAAACGGTGTGTTCGAGTGCTTACTCAAATACCCGGTCAGCGGTCAGCACTATGGGCTTATCACCAAAGAGTGCATCATCAAGGCAAAACCCAATGACACCGCCGCCGACCAAGCGTTCCGTATTTACCGCATCACGAAGCCCTTAAACAGCATCGTTACCATCTACGGACAGCACATCTCGTATGACCTTGCCAATGTGCCGGTGATGCCGTTTTCGACGGAGAGCCGTTCTCCGCAGCTTATCCTCTCGCAGCTTCTTGCCGGAGATACACGCTTCACGGGCCGGACGGACTACTCGGATGCAAAGGCATTCTCTGTTGCCCAGCCGAAAAGTGTCCGCGCCTGCCTCGGCGGTACGGAAGGCTCCATGCTCTCCAAATGGTACGGCGAGTTTGAGTGGGACAACTTCACGGTAAAGTTCCATTCGCACCGTGGGCAGAAGACCGGCGTGGTCATTGAATACGGCAAGAACCTCACCGCCTTGGAGCAGGACGAGGACAACAGCGGCGTGTATACCGCATTGCTCCCGTATGCCATATACACGCCGGAAGGCTCGGACACCGAAATGGTGATCACGCTGCCGGAGGTCACGCTCCCCATTGTGACCTCGGAGATCGTCCGGGCGAAAACGCTCATCATGGATTTCTCCGACCAGTTTGACGGAGTTGTGACCGAGGAAGCCCTCCGAGCGAAAGCCAACAGCTACATCAAAGCAAATCCGCTGGGTGCGACCATCCCTACGGTGAAGGTGTCCTTTGAGCCGCTCTGGAAACAGCCGGAGTATTCGGCACTCTTGGCGCGGGTCAATCTCTGTGATACCGTCACCATTCGGCACTCGCTGCTGGGCGTCAGCGTGTCGGCTATGGTCATTGAAACCGTGTACGACACCCTCGCCGAACGATACAAGAGCATTTCTCTCGGTCAAAGCAAGTCCAGCATGATCACCACCATCTCCGAGGTGCAGTCCACGGTCGATAAGGTGGAGTCCGCAGTGGGACGCTTTCCGAAACTGCTCCAAACCGCCATCGGCAAGGCTACAGGGCTTATCACCGGCCAGAGCGGCGGCTATGTGGTCATTCACACCAGCGAGGAAAACGGACAGCCCTATGAACTGCTCATTCTGGACGCTCCCTCTATTGATGAAGCCGTAAATGTCTGGCGTTGGAATGTGGGCGGCTTGGGCTTTTCCCATAACGGCTACAACGGCCCCTATGAAACTGCCATCACGGCAGACGGTCAGATCGTCGCGGACTTCATCACCTCCGGCTCCTTGGTGGCGAACACCATCAAGGCTGGTGTCATTCAGTCACAGGATGACTCGTCCTGGTGGGACTTGGAGAGCGGCGAGGTTGTGCTTCGAGCCTATGTTTCGACCGATGAATTTGCAGAGAAAACAGCCTATCTCCAGCAGAATGTGGATGGGCTGAACAGCTATGTGGCGACTCTTACCGAAACTATGGAGTCGGTTTCCAACGACCAAGGCATACTGGAAGAGCGGCTGCGAAGCTCCGAAAGCAAAGTATCTCAGCTTCAGCACACGGTGGAAGGCTTGTCCGTCACCATGCAGGAGCAGTACATCGGCGGCATCAACTATGTGCAAAACTCTTCCGGCCTGAACGGCATCACGGATGATTGGAGCTATTCCGGCACCGTAAAAACGGATGCCTCCACGGACACCCAGAACAACACCGTTTCCGACTCCTGCTTTGTGCTGGGAGCTTACTCCTCGCTGTCGCAGTACATCCGAGGGGTAGTTCCCGGCACTTATACAGTTTCCGTTCGCGCCAAGAAAACCTCGACCATGTCCGGGCATTTCTATGTGACCTACAACGGAAACAAAACTGCGTATCTCTTCAATAAGAGCACCGCTTTTGACTGGACGGATTTTACCGTCACGCTCACCGATGTGACCGACCCCACGCTGCGCGTCTACTGCTACTGCCGGAATGCATCCATTTATCTGGCGGACATTATGATCACCGAAGGTGCGATCCCACGAAAGTGGACGCCTGCACCCAACGAGATCTATACGCAAGAGGTCAAAATCGACAAGCGCGGTATTGAGGTGTCCAACAGCGCATCGTCCCAGCGAACAGTCATCACGAACACGGAGTTTGCCGGTTACTACAACGATGAGGTGATTTTCACCCTGAACAAAGATGAAACACAAACCAAGAAAACCACGGTGGACGGCGATTTGACCGTGGGCAAGACGAAGTTCGTTCCCATGCCGATAGCGTCCGATGGGCTGAATATCGTCATTCTGGACTAAAGGAGGTAAGGCTATGGCAATGACAGGCGGCGCTGCCTATTTGGTGAAATCCGAAAGGACGAATTACGGCTCCAACAGCTGGACGACTGACCTGTACATCTATGTAAAGGTTATTTCCCAGAACGTAGTCGCAAACACATCCACCATTGCGTTGGGTATGTATGTCTATTCCCAGTATTCCATTGCGTGGTCGGACTTTGGCACAAACGGCACTTCCTACATCGGCACAGCCACCTCCGGTGCGAACTGCTTCACCTTTACCAATGGGCAAAGCGGCAGCGGCACGAAGTGGCTGGTGGAGGACAAGCAGGTTACGGTATCCCACAACAGCAACGGTACGCTGACCCTTCCGATTTACTGGCACTGGGGTGTCAACAGCCCGTGGGGTCAGTACACAGGACCCTCCGGCAGCTACAATGTGACGCTGAGCACCATCGACCGTGTTGCACCCACCGTGACCTTTTCCGTTTCGAGCATCACCGCAAACGGCTTTAAAATCTCTGCAAACTCCACCTCAACAGCGGATATCTGGCAGTACAGCACCAACGGCGGCTCCACATGGATGACATTCTCAACATCGGCATCCACCAGTGCCAGCGTAACGTTGTCCTCGCTTTCGCCGAACACAAACTACACGGTGAAGGTGCGGGCACGGCGGCAGTACAACCAAGTCTATGGTACATCCGGCGGCTCAACGGTGAAAACGCTGGGCGGCGCAGTGGTGAACAGTGTCAGCACGGTGACTGCAGACAATGCCAGAGTGACCATCACCATCAATGTCACCGTGTACGAACCGTCTTACATCAATTCTCTGGCGATCAAAAGCGGGAACACGACCCTCCTGACCGTTACCGGGCTTGCATGGACGAAGGGTACGGCGAACCGCTCGGTCACCCTGTCATCGGCACAGAGAACCACGCTGCTCAATTGGATGGCTTCAATAAAGTCCTTCACCGGCACCTTTGCCGTTTCCTCCTTCAGCGGCTCAACGCAGATCGGCAGCACCTCAAGCAAGACTGCTACGGTGCAGACTACGGCGGCAAACTCCGCACCGACTCTCAGCGATTTCACTTATGAGGATAGCTATGCGGTCACGAAGAGCATTACAGAGAACAATCAGCTATTCATTCAAGACTGCTCGACGCTGAAGGTCACTCCCGGAACAGCCACCGCAAAGAACGGCGCATCCATCTCAAACTACACAGCAGCCTGCAACGGTCTGTCCGCATCCAGTTCCAGCGGCTCTGCCATCACGCTCGGAAAGATCACCAAGTCCGGCAGCGTGATAGTTACGCTTACGGTTGTTGATTCCCGCGGCTACACCGCTACGCTGACGAAGACCATCACGGTCATTCCGTACTCTGCGCCCAAAATGTACTCGGCAACGCTCCGGCGAACCAACGACATCGAGCCGGAGATGCAGCTCAAGTTCAGCGGCTCAATTGCGGCCATATCTGTGAACGGAACGCAGAAAAACAGCGTGGTCTACGCACGGTATCGGTATAAGAAAACCAGTGATGCCGATTATAGCGGCTTTACCAGTATAATTGCCGGACTTACCCAGAGCGGCACCTCATTCAGTTACTCCAACCTTGAGCTGTGCAACCTGGATGCTAACAGCTCCTATGACTTTCAGCTACAGATTCAAGACAAGCTCTATTCCCAGAGCAGTCTGGATCTGTATTTTGTTGTACCACAGGGTACGCCGCTGATTGCACTGCGGAAAAAGAAGGTAGGCATCAACACACCGAATCCGCAGGCTGCGTTGGATGTGGCGGGAGATATGCGTGTGTCAGGTGGTCTGCGTGTGGGCGGAGCATCCCTTGCCGACTTTGTCATACAGCAAGGAACCAGCGGAATCTGGTCTTTCCGAAAGTGGAAGAGCGGCATGGCAGAGTGTTGGGGTGCGTACAACTTCACCGTTGCCATAACATCCGCCTGGGGTGCGGTATATGAAAGTGGTCTGATTTCGCTCCCGACGTTTCCGTTTACATTCGCAGCCATCCCAACGGTGTTCTTCTCCTCCGGCAACGGCAATGCTGCTTTTTTCGTTGAACGAGGAAACGGCGAGACACGAACAACTACCACAAGTCCCGGTAAGTTCTATGCGATGCGCCCGGTTTCGACCGGCTCAAGCAACTACCAAATCACCATATACGCAATCGGAAAAGTGTGACGCTTTTTTGGCGTCACTTTTTTATACGCAAATTCAACATTCAAAGGAGGACAACAACATGAAAGAATTCTGGACGACCATTCAGGTAGCCTTTGCGGCAGTAGGCGGTTGGCTCGGTTGGTTTATGGGCGGGTGCGACGGCCTGCTTTATGCGCTGCTGGCATTCGTCGTGCTCGACTACATCACCGGTGTCATGTGTGCCATTGTGGATCACAAGCTGTCAAGTGAGATTGGTTTCAAGGGGATTTTCAAAAAGCTCCTAATTTTTGAGCTGGTCGGCATCGGACACATCATCGACGCACAGGTCATCGGCAACGGCAGCGTTCTGCGAACCGCCGTGATTTTCTTCTATATCTCCAACGAGGGCATCTCGCTGATTGAAAATGCGGGGCATCTGGGACTGCCCATTCCCGAAAAACTGAAATCCGTGCTGGAGCAGCTTCATGACCGTGCGGAAAGGGAGGACAAATAATATGGCTTACACGAACAGCCCTCTGGTGTCCTACACCAAACTCAGCCCGAACCATTCCGGGCAGCGCACCCACAACATTGACCGCATCACGCCTCACTGCGTGGTGGGTCAGTGCTCGGTGGAAACTCTGGGCAATATTTTTCTGCCTGCATCCCGGCAGGCAAGCAGCAACTACGGCATTGGCGTGGACGGCAGAGTTGGGATGTATGTGGAGGAGAAGAACCGCTCTTGGTGCTCCTCTTCCGCAGCCAACGACCAGAGAGCCATCACAATCGAGTGCGCCAGTGACAGCACTGAGCCGTATGCGTTCAAGGATATGGTGTACAAGTGCCTCATCGAGCTTTGCACCGATATCTGCAGGCGCAACGGCAAGACGAAGCTGCTCTGGTTGGGTGATAAGAATAAGACACTCAATTACATCCCAAAGCAGGATGAGATGGTTCTGACTGTCCACAGATGGTTTGCCAACAAGAGCTGCCCCGGTAACTGGATGTATGCCCGCATGGGCGATCTGGCATCCAAGGTCACTGCGGCTCTCGGCGGTGATGTAAAGCCTGCCGACCCGGTCAAGCCCACTGGCACACTTCATGTTGGCGACCTCGTGACCATCACGGGCAGCACCTACTATGGCGGCAAAACCATTCCCGGCTGGGTGAAGAAACTCCGCTGGTATGTGGTCGAGGTCAGCGGCGACCGCGCCGTCATCAACAAGGATGAATCCGGCAGGTACGCCATCATGTCGCCGGTCAAGACCTCTGCACTTGCCGTGGCAGGCACGAAACCCGTCGAGGACTACCGCGTCCATACCGTTGTACATGGCGACACCCTCTGGGCAATCGCAAAAAAGTATCTCGGCAACGGCAGCCGCTATAAGGAGCTTATCAGCCTGAACGGACTGAAAAGCAATGTCATCTACAGCGGCATGAAACTCAAAATCCCCTATAAGTAAACCGAAAGCCCATCGAGGAGAGCATTTTCTCTTCGATGGGCTTTTTCTATTAGTTCGTTTTAGTGGCTTCGCTTAAAATTTCGGGGAATTCATCTTTGCTCCCTCCGGTGTCACTGCTATACAGCTTACCAGGAGCCTCACTATAAGTAATTATGTAGTCGTTTCAATTCCTAATTCGATAAAATTCTCATCGCCGATTGAGCATCCACCGAGAATCAAGAAATATAGCTGTAAAGTTTGGTTGCGGATTTCCTTGACCCTATCAATTGTCTGGAGGTTATCCTTATGAAAAAAGCCATTCCTATGCTTTTCACGCCAGTTTTTAATAGTCGCTGTTATATGTGTTTTAGCGTGATAATTGACATCAAACATCCAACTATTATGGATAAGGACTCCCTCAAGAGAACCCAAGGTGGTATCAATAACATCTTCGCTATTTGTGGTGTATTCAATTAACTCACCATTTTTCGCTCTGATTTTGAATGATTTTCCTGTCTGGAATTTAAGGATGGTCCAAATTAACTGCTCTACTGATTTTAAGTAGCCAGATATAATGCTTG